GGAGCTTCACCTACTGTTAATAACATTCAAGTAGCTACTCGGATGTTCTGGCCTACTGGAACTACGAATCCTACTATTAATACTTCCATAATTACTCGTATTTATTTCAGAGATGTATAGAACATTAAACGAAGAACTGTAAATTATCCCATGAATTTTTCCTCGAATCTTCTCTCGATAGCCCTGATGGTATCTGCCTTGCAGTGTGAAAAGACTTCTGCGATAGAAAAGTTACTGGTAACGATGAATCTTTCGTATTGGAGGGCCACTTTTCCTCCTTTAATTTCTCCACTTTTTCCGTATCTGTCTCCCCAAATCTTAAGAAAGTGCGCGAGCCATTCACCTCCGTCGAGATCGTCCAAGAGCACGGTCCTTTCACCGTTATAGCCGTCCCACCATTTGTTTTGAGCTTTAATATAAAGACTTTCTCCTCCGATTTCTCTTGCTTTTCTAGTTTTTCCACTTCCGGGAGGTCCATAAAGCCATAATCCGCATACGTCGTCAAGCTCCTTGGGCTTCCTGGTATCGAGTTCGTAGAGAGCGAGATTTTTTCGCAATTTTTCATAGTCATAGATGACTGAAGGTTCTTCTTCGATAACATCCTGCAGGGATTTTCCTTCTCTAAGCAATTTAACTCCTACTTCATGCCTTAGGCCTTTCTTACTCTCTCTAGCCTTCTGCGCTGTTTCAACATCCCAATTGGCTAAAAATTCCCGATCCGCCTTAGTAACATACTTAACCGAAGCATAGATGTTTCTACATCCTTTATAGTTGCCATGGTAAGTAGTCGCACCGGCTTTAAGGTCCAGGTATGTAGCCAACCGAATGTTGCATTTAACAGTCAGTTCGATAACAGCATGGATATGATAATCCCCGTCTTTATGCTCCTCTCGAGCGATAATGTATTTATCTACATTTAGTTTTTCCTGCAGCAGCTGCAACACCACATCTCTATCCAAGGGACACTTGGGATAGGTCAGAAATAGCTTCTTTGAGTTCAATCTAAAAGTCATTTTTAATTTGAATTTTTTCTCTATTAATAAAGGGATAGTGTCTTAAAAAATTATGGTTTTCAAAAAAATTTATTATAATTTCTAACTTGACTTTTCGGGCGGGTGGGGTTGTCGAACCCCGCCCCTGGGCTCGCGAAGCGAGTCCAGTCCGCCGGGCTCCCCTGGCCGCCGCCGGCGGCTTCGGGTCGGGTAGGGGTTTGGGGGTCCTTGGTGGTTTTGGGGTTTGGGGGGGCGCGCTCGGGTTTCGCGCGCCAGTCGCAGCCCCTAACTTGACTTTTCCGGGTGGTGGGGTTGTCGAACCCCGCCCCCGCCTTGGGGTTGACGAACCCCAAGCCCTTGCGCTAACTTGCGATTGATCTAATATTACTCGCAATTTAGCGCCACAAGCGCATATTTCTAGAATGTTCTAGAACTTTTTATAATCAACGGAATTAATGCCTATTCTACGCCGGAGAATTCGCCGAAGGCGACCCCGTAGGGGTTACAGACGCTACAGACGTCGAAGCAGAAGGAGATTTAGGTCTCGAATCCCTCGTCTAAGAAGGGAAGTCAAATATCTTGAATATGCTATGTCAAAATCAACTCCTTATGGTACTTATATATCTATTGATCCTGCAGATGTCACTAATTACTCTGTTTGCCCCACTATTAACCATGGTACTGAATTCAACAACCGTACTGGGCAGGAGATCTACGTGACGAAGATCATTTTCAAGGTGTTTTTTTCCATTATAGACATCCAATCTTTGAATTGTGTCAATTTATACGTCTATGTTAACTGGAATCAGTCCGAATCAGTGGCTTATTTACCATCAACTCCCCTAGAATTCCACGATCCCGAACGAATTCACCTTTACAGAGGCATCAAGATGTATCCCGACCCCCAAAAGAATACTTTTTCAAGAACTTATATTGTACCAATCCGTAGAAAAGTACACTGGTTACCTGGTGTTGGAGACGGAGCTTCACCTACTGTTAATAACATTCAAGTAGCTACTCGGATGTTCTGGCCTACTGGAACTACGAATCCTACTATTAATACTTCCATAATTACTCGT